GTTTCTTGACACGATCATACTCAAGAATAGCACGTTTGGTTGCAAGATTGTGCAACGCCATGTACTTATTGAACTGATTGTGAAGGAGAGGGATACGAACGATCTCCTTTCCTGGCTCTGTTTGATCAATCACAGAGTCTTTTTCCCACTGTGAAATTAAATTTTCTAACGATGGTGCTTGTAGCTTCATAATTAATTCTATGGTTGTTCAACTGCAACAACTATTATACTATAAAATATACCAAAAGTAAACTCAAGATAGTTGGTGACAATACTTTACTTTTGACCACTAAACAGCTATACTGAGTATGTCGGCGGTTAAGTGATACTCAATATTACTTCTATACTCTTCCAGAGTTAGGTCCTATTCTTTCATATTCATAATAAGAGAATCTAAAGGTAGCGTCGGCGATCGCAATATTTTCTGCAGTGTCGGTTGCTGAAAACAATACTGACGAGAGAGAAGTTGGGAATAAATCTACGAACTTCACACGGAAACTTGGATTATTCTTGTTTGTATAGAGCGTCATAATTGCGCTTGAGTACTGTGGCGATAACCTTGTTTGACCACGAATGTATGTAGAAATTGCTTTTCTTTGCAGATTTACATATTCTTTAAAATCAGTTGGAAATGTAATTCCGCGAATCCAGTCGTGTAACTCCGTCCATGCGCGCATATCTTCATCAATTAGAAATGTGATATTGAACGTATCATAGATCATCTTTTCGCCTGGAACAAATAGATCTATAAATGGCGTAGGAAATGGAACTTCAGTCAAAGAAACTCCAGGAACATTTGCTGCTTGACAGAAATAAGTTGCACCTGGTAATCTGTCAAAGGTGACACGATACTTGGTAGTTTGTAATAGGTCGGTATTAGTTGGTGTGCGCTGTAGAACTGTCATTTAAATTCCTCGCCTGATACACCTATTTAGTAGACAATAAAAAAGGGGGACTTTTTCAAGTCCCCCTCAAGTGGTTGCCTTACGGCAATCTTCTTATACAACAGATATATTACTGAGCAATGTTCAACACTGCGAACTTGCGGTAGTATACGTTGCCACCATCGACTAGTGCGCCAGTACCAACCGCGCTGCCTGTTGCGAAAGGATTTGCAACTAGACCGTAACGGGTCTTGAAGCCAATCTTTGGCTGGTAGGAAGCTGGATCGATTGCACGAACCATCTGTAGAGGAACATAAGGACAGTAGAAGAGACCAGCATCATAAGGATTTGCACCCTTATAGCCGACAACAACATAGTCCGAACCTGTTACAGAATATGGATCAACATAGACCTTGATGCGTCCGAATAGTGTACCAGCGAAGCTGTTACCCGTATCGTCAACAGTTAGGTTTGTTTGACCAGCTAGTGCTGAGTTATAGTCAAGTAGACCAGTCATTGCTAGAGCAGATGCCACGTCTGTTGAGACGATTAGCAGATTACCCTTGCCGCGACGAGTGTCCTTGGCGATCTTATTAGCTGCACGCTCTACTGCGAACAGTAGGCTCTTGTACTTTTCTACCTGCCAGCGACCGCTTGTATCGGTTGAAGCATTTAGGTTGAATACAGGATTTGATAGAGCAGTGATACCGACGTTAGCAGTAGCATAGACCGTACGAACAACTTCGCGGTTGATTTCAGCAAGAATTTCAGTTGACAGAATATTTGTCAACTCAGCTTCTGCGTCTAGACCGTGAATTGCCTTAAGATCTTGTGCAAGTTCTAGCGTGTATGAAGCCTGTAGACCGCGTGTCTTTGCCGTTACAGCAACACGATCGATCTCAAAGCCCATATTGCCAAATGCAACACCGAGACCTAGTTCTTCGCCGCCAGCCGTTGACATACCCGTACCTGTGTTAGCAAGTATAACGTTAGCAATGTTTGTCATGTTCAACGTTGCGAGTCCTGCGGCACCAGCATTACCCGAGTGAGCTGTGTTGGCTTCGACATACAGAGCCTCACCGCCAAGTGCGGTATTGGATGAGTAAACGGAGCGCATTGCGAAAATCAAACCAGTTGGGCCAGTCATTGGCTGAACGCCGCAGATGTCATAAGCCATTAGGTTTGGTAGAGCACGACGAACCAGTCCGATTAGGATTGGGTCGAAGCCAGCTACTGCTGCACCAGTTGCAGCTGATAGTCCGCCGATGCCTGAACCCATTGAGGTAGCAGGAGCATTGCCTGTTTCCCATAGGTTTTGCATTCCACGAGCGTCTTCCATAAGGGCACGCTCTTGATTTTCCAGAACAAGTGCAGTAACTGCACGCTTGTATTGATCGGTGATCTTTGGGAGTTCTGGGTGATCAAGAACTGGAGCCCACTTCTTTGCATGTGTTTCGTTAATATACATGATAGTGTCCTTCAGTTAAATTAGGCTTTTGGAGCCGTTTTTGTTAGAGAATTTACATAATGTGCCATAATACCAGATGCTTGTACTACTTCTTCAGGCGCTTCATCTGCTGCAGCTTCTTGAATTGCCTTTACCTCACTTTTCACTTGTACTTTCGATGGGAAGTAGTTCTCGCGAATTACTGCGAGCTTATGATCAAAATCACCCTCTGTGGTGAACTCCACGCTCTCTGCGAGCGATTTCATTTTGCCGATCTGTACTTCGGTTAGACCTTCACAGACCTTGCGAATTGCTTCGTCTTTCTTAACAGCATTTAGTTCTTCTGATAGAGCAGCTGTTTCTGCGGCTGCAGCTTCAGCGGCTTCTTCTAGTTCAACAACACGTGCTGCTAGTTCTTCAGCAACGTCGAGTTTCTCGTCTGGAATCTCAACATAATGCTCAACAAATAGATTCTTTAGACCATTGATGAAGTCTTCCGTCAATTCTGCACGGAGACCTGATTCAATTGCAATAGCGTTTTCTGTCATCCATTCTTCAACAACATAGTTGAGATATGCATCGACTTGCTCTGACATTTCTGTCTTAATTTCAGAAACGGCTTCTGATAGAAGTTCGTCGTTATCAGCTAGAACACCTTCTAGAATTGATTCTACGCGAGATGTTACGGCTGATTCGAAGATCAACGTAGCCTTGACACGGAAGTCTTCTGATAGTGATTCGCCATTGAATAGCGCATCAACATCTTCCTTCATCGTGCCCTTGTGCTTACGAACCATTTCCTTCATCATTTCTTTCTTAGCTTCAAGAATGTCTTCTTCGGAAAGATCGTCGACTTCTTCAGTAGTAAGTTTAGTAGGTTTAGTAGTAAGTTTATGAGTTGTAAGAATTGCTTTCAACGCAGAAGCATGAGTTGGATGAACAGTAATTTTGTCGTCCCCCTCAGGATCATGATGAACTGCAATATGCCCCTCACCAGGAGTATCTGAAATTGAGCCAATTGGTCTGTTTCTATGGTACACAGTATGTTGTTTTGAGGCATAATCGTCGTCTGGCGTCTCTTCTTCTTCAACTCTAACGCCAGCAGGCAATGCGATTTTAGCTTCATCCACCTGTTCGACTTCTTCTCTTACTCGTGATGATCTTACTGGTGATGATCTTACTGGTGATGATCTTACTGGTGATGATTTATCTATTGTATGACCGTCTGGAATAGTTTTTCCTGGTTTTAATCCTAACTCTGGTCTAGAGGGTATGAAACCTCTAGTAGATGAATGCACACCAACAATTCTTCCATCGGGATCTTTAACATTATACATCCGCCCAACTTCTTCACCGAGGCTTGGGTTTAGAGTAGCGTCCATGGCTGCTGGTTTAGCAAGACCTTGTGACTTAACAGAGCCAATTTTCTTTTCTGGACTCTCTGTGTTTGATTGACCTGGCTTTGGAGCCTCAGCCGTAGGTGGCTCATTAACTGTGCCGCCTGGATTGTCGTTTGTTGCACCGCCAAGGTCATTAACCTCATCTGGTAGTACGTTCATTTGTTCCTTGCCTGCATTCATTGATGCCTTTAGAATTTCAGCAGCGGATTCTGATAATGTCTTTGCCATTTGTTTTAACTCCTGAAGAAGTAAATATATTTATAAAAATTAAAGTTTTGACAAGAAGTTTTCAAAGATTTTTAATGAAACTTCGTCAATCTGTTTTTGCTTTGCGCCTTTGATTTGTTCATAATAAGCATTGATGTTGATTTCTTTCACCTTGCCATTATCCCAAACCCACTCTTTGCCTTCCATAATACCTTGAACGAAAGCACCTGGTGCGGATGGATCCGCTACAATATCAGCCGCTGTGGCCAGATAATAGTCATCTTGAACCATGTTAACACCATTCACTTCTTTAAGTGAACCCATGCCACGTGATGATACTCCTAGAGTTGCGCCACCTTCCATAAGGCTCTTGGCAATTTTACCCATAGGTGTTTCAAGAATTTTTGCTTTACCGATCCACTGATTACCTTCTTGCTTTAGTGAGGTGATCAGATGGGAAACTCGGTCTAGATTAATTGATGGAGAATCTGGATGACCCAGTTCACCGAATGCTCTGTTCTTAGTTACATACTCCTCGTTGTAACGATCTACTTCTTTTGCAAGAGTAGACGTTCCGTACATACGATTGTTGCGGTTCTTAACTTCCGCGACTAGGAATGGTCCATGAATGTAAAGAGTCTTTACACCGTTTTTTTCTTCGGTGAACATCTTTACTGTTTCAATTGTTTCGGTGATTAACTTCATCTTTATATCCCCAGTGTTGAGCGTTTTCTTAATGAACGCTTTCTTTTAATCAGCGCACGAGCCATCTTTGCTCTACGCTTTATTTTACCTTTACGTTGGCTAATACGACGACGCAGTCTTTCAGCTGCTGTCATGCGCGTTAGTTTGCCACCACGAATCGTATAGCCTTTTACTGCAGAAACAACTTTGCGACGTTGAACCTTACCACCACGCACTCGTGCTTTGATAAGTTTCTTACGTCCCATTTTCTGGACGTTTGCTTCTAAAATAATTTCTCTTACGATTTGTGAAACAATGCTCATTTATCGTTGATCTTGAATGTTTTTTTGCTTGAGTGCAAAGTCAGCAACTTTTTTAAACTGTTTTGGACTATGAGCAACCATTCTTGCAACTTTTGCTTTATTTTGATCGTTCAATGCATCGTGCACTTCATGAATAGCAGAAGCTGTAAAGGGATTAACCTCCATTGAAGATCCATTCTTAAACTTTACTTTGGAATGCGTTTTAGAATTAGCAATTTGCCTGAGTTGATCAATATTTTCTAGAACAATCTCAACGTCTTCCTTTTGCATACCAGGAACTACTGTTGTGGCTGAAGTGCCATTAGGTGTGTATGGAATAGTAAAGGTTAAACCAAGTTGCTTATTAGTATACAGAGCAACACGGCGACCATCAGGGAAAATACGAATAGCCTGACGACGCAGCACCATCATTGCTGGTGGATTTTGTTCGTCTTTAAATACTTCTGTGAGTGATTCTGTTTCTTGTTCTGTATCAGTAATTTCATAACTATTATTCATCGGACGCTTTGATTGTTTTAACTTCTGCAGCGTGGCTCTAAATTGCGACATAGGCACACCAGCGTTTAAAATATCTGTTGGAACAGCAGAGCCAAGAGCAGAATACTGCTGGCGTGCATTTGGTGCAACTTTATTTAACACTTGTGAATAAGAAGCATTTGGATTCTTAGCAGCAGCTGCGATAAATGC